GACGCTCTGACCATGGTCTCGGCATAGGAGGACAGGTTGCCCAGATACCGCTACGCCGGGCCAGCGCCGGTACCCGACCCGGAGAACGAGGTTGTCCACCCGGGCGATGTCCGCGAGTACGACGAGGAACCCGCCTGGGGCCCGTGGGAGCTGGTCGTGGACCTGAAGGCCAAGCCCGCCGATGGCGGCCCGCCGCCTCCGGCGGACCCGCCCACCGCCGCGCCGCCGCTCACCGTGCCGCGCGTGACCTCGAAGGGGAAGTGACATGGCGCCCCCCATCACCATCAGCCCGGTACAGGAGCAGGAACTCTACGTCGCGAAAGAGACGCCCGGCTCGGCCGGGACCGTCCCCGCGACCGTCGGGTTCCCGGTAGCGTTCACCAGCTGGAAGCCGTCCGACAAGCCCATGTGGCTGGAGGACGAGAGCTACCAGGGCAGCATGGGCGACTTCTACGGCAACTCCCAGGGGCCGCTGATCGCCGGGGCCGACGTCGGCGGCCACGTCTTCGGTGACCACGGGCTCGGCGAGGCGCTCTACAACCTGCTCGGCGACTACACCACCACGGGCACCGCTGCGTCCCCCGCGAGCACCACGAGCGCTCCTGCCGCTGCCGGGGACCTGGCGCTGACCGTCGCGTCCGGCGGGGCGTCGTTCACCGCGGGCATGTTCATCTGGATTGAGGACGCGGGCACCCCGGCCGCTAACGAGGTCGTCAAGGTCGGCGCCGGGTCGACCTCGACGAACGTTGCCCTCGACGCCACGACCCCGCTGAGGTTCGCGCACCTGACCGCGACCCCGTTCACCAACACCACAGCCCCGTACACGCACGTGTTCAGCGTGCTCAACGGCGGCATCGGGGCGGCCAACGGGCCCGCGCAGGGGCCGACGCACTGCTTCACCCACCGCGACGGCCTGGCCGCCAACGGCGCCAACCAGTACGCCTACTCCTGCTTCAGCGATATCACGCTCACCGGCAACGCCGAGAAGCTGTTCGACTGGAGCGGCAAGATCGTCTGCGCGTCACGTGCGACCGCGCTGTCAGCGGTCGGCTTCGCGAACACCTCAGCGGTGCAGCCGTACCCGTCATGGCGCACCGCTGTCGGCTGGGGCGGGCCGGCCAGCGGCGGCACCGAGATCAGCACGATCGCCGAGCACACGATCACGATCGGCCGCGCCCTGAAGGCGATGAACACCGAGCAGGGGTCGCAGCAGCCGTTCGTCATCGCCCGCGGCAAGCAGAGCAACAGCGGCAAGATGACGATCTCCCCGGCGGTCGACGACTCGGCCCGGATCGCGATGCTCGCCAACACCCAGCCGCAGCTCCAGTTCGTCAGCTCCAACGGGCTGTCCGGCGCGTCGCTCGTCTCGGTGCAGGTCGACATCATCCAGGCCGCGCTGACCACGGCCGACATCGAGGGCGACGTGCTGTTCGGGTTCAGCGTGCCGTTCAAAATTCCCCACGTGTCGACGAGCTCGGGCGGGATCACCACGACCGGGGCCAGCGGAGGAAAAGGCGCGGTCAAGGTCACCCTGATTAATGCCGTTCCAACCTACTGACCTGGCCGTATGGCTCGATCATGCCGCCTGGGCGGTATGGGGAGCTGCGCTTGCCGCGGTCCTGCCTAAGCCCAAGAGGAAGAGGAAGAAGCCAGTGCGAACGACGCTTGAGTCCGGCTCGTGGGTTGAGCACGTGCCCATCCAGGACATCAAGGGCAAGCACATCCGCGACTACGCGCGGGCCGGCAAGAACCACATCGACGGCAGCACGGTCGACGACGAGGGCACGGTCGACGTGCGCGCGATCGTCACCTCGACGAACATCGGCGAGCAGCGGGAGCTTAAGCACGACGCCCTGTGGGCGATCGTCATCAGCGGCTGGTCGTACGACTTCCCGGTGCCGAAGTTCGACCGCGGGAGCGGCGAGACGGCAGGCACGGAAGTCCTCGAGGAGATCGGCGCCGACGACTACGCGGAGATCGAGCGGCTCCTCGTGCCGTTCGCCAGGAAGCTCGATATCAAGCCGAACCCAAAAGGGGCGACTACCTCAGGCTCAAGTGGCTCGTCGAAGGGAAGGGCAAGCGGCTCCCGCCGGGACTGACCTGGCAGGACTACGAGGACATCCTGCACATCATCCGGTTCAGGATCCCCCCGACAGCCGGAGCCGGCCGGGAGGACCTCCCCGCCGGGGTTTACGTGTGGCTGATGCCGGTGCAGCAGGCGATCGACCGGGCCCAGAAAGAGGCCAGCGACAGGCGGTGAGCGGTGGACGCCGTGGAACTGCCGCTGCGCCTTCGGGGCATCGCCGACGCGCTCCGCACCCGCGTGCCCGCTGCGGCCGCGAACGCCATGGCAGCGGAGTTCCATGGCGAACTAGTAGACGTCACACTCCGGCAGTCGACGCACCCGAGCGGCACCGTCACCACGGCCCCGCCTGGCCAGCCGCCAGCACTGGTGTCCGGCACGCTGCGGCGGTCGGCGCGGATCGTGCCCGCGGCCGGGGGCTCGGCGCGGGCCACGGCCTCCGTCCGCATGGGCGCCGTTTACTCGCGGATCCACGAGCTCGGCGGGTTCGTTTTCGCCAAGCGCGGCAAGAAGCTGGCCTTCGAGTACCCCAGGGGCCACAAGCACTTCGTCCGCTGGGTGTACCTGCCGAAGCGCCCCTACATGGCCCCGACCCGGGAGCGACTGGTCTCCTCGGGCCGGCTGAGGGACCGCGGGAAGCAGGCCGCGATGGACGTGATCCGCAGTGGATGACGAGGACGTCAGCCTCGACTTCACAGCCGACACGGAGTCAGCGGCGGCCGACATCGAGGAACTGGCCGCCGTAGCGCAGGAACTGGCGGACAACGCCCGCGATTGCGGGGCCGCGCTCGGCTCAATGCGCGACGACGCCGTCGAGGCCGCGGCCGGGGCACAGGAACTGACCGCCTCCAACGAGGAAGCGTCACTGTCGGCCGACGAGCTGCGCGACCGGCTGGCCGAAGTCGCCGCCGCCGCCGGGATCTACACCGACGCCGCGGGCAGGATGCGCGACGCCCAGGGCAAGTTCGTCTCGCAGTCCACGCTGATGGACCTGGCACTCGGCCACACCCGCGACGAGGCGATCGAGGCCGCAGCGGCGTTCAAGGAGCTGGGCGCCTCCGCGGCCGAGGCGGCCGTCGCCGAGAAAGCAGCGAAGGACGCCGGAGGGGGCGGCCCGAAGAAGCCCTCCGGCTCATCGTCATCGGAGGCCGGCGGCGAGGGCTTCTCCCTTATCAACCCGTACACGATCATTGCCGCGATCGTGGCCGCGCTCGCCACGCTGCCCGCCTTGATGGCGGTGGCAGGGGCCGCGGCAGGCGTCGCGCTCGGCGCCGCCTTCCTGATCGCTACCAACACGCAGGTCCAGGCCGCCGCGACGTCAATGGTCAGCACGCTCAAGAGCGTCCTGACCGACGCGACGCAGCCCCTGATCCAGCCGCTAGAGGCCGCGTTCGCCAAGATCGGCCAGTACGCCAAGCAGATCGAGCCGGAACTGCAGGCCGTCTTCTCCGCCGTCGCCCCGCTCGTCCAGCCGCTGGTCAGCGCCCTGGAGGGCTTGATATCCGGGGTGCTGCCCGGGTTCGTGACCCTGATGCAGGCCGCGAAGCCGGCGGTCGACGCGCTCGCTGACGGCCTTGAGCAGCTCGGCGGCGGGCTCGGCACCATGTTCACCCAGCTCGCGACGGCGGTCGGCCCGTCATCCCAGATCCTGAGCAGCGTCTTCCAGATCCTGGCGCAGCTGCTGTCCGTGGTCGGCCAGCTGGCCGCGTCGCTGGCCACGCTGCTAGCGCCTGTGTTCGCCATGATCGCCTCGGTGATCTCGATACTCGCTCCTATTGTCGACAATATCGTGAAGGCGCTGGCCGCCGCCCTGCTGCCCGTGATCAAGCTGCTGGCCGGGACGATCTCCCAGCTGGCGGCGGCGGTCCTGCCGATCCTCGGCGGCGCCCTCGTCCAGATCGTGACGGCGCTGGCCCCCCTGATCTCCGCGCTGGTCACCGGGCTGGCGCCGATCCTGCCGCCGCTGGTCGGCTACTTCGCCCAGATCGCCACCGCGCTCGCGGGGCAGCTGGTCGCGGCGGTGCGGGCGGCGGTCCCGGGGCTCATGCAGATCGTCACCACGCTGCTGCAGCTTTTCCAGGAGGTGATCGTCCCGAACCTGCCGGCCCTGGCCCAGCTGATGATCGCCATG